TCTAATACTATAATATGAAGATGTTGTAAAATATCCAGGATTTAAATAATTTGATGAAGTAACAAATGATCTATTTGGATATTTGTCTCTTACATGGATTTTAATTTTAGCTACATCATTTTGATTGTATTCATTTTTATTATTATATAGTGATACATTTAATTCTCCTGAAGTTTTAGCATATGATTGTAAATTATGTATACTATCATTCCATTTAAAAGATAAACGAGGAGGATAAATTGTATGAGTATCTACAGAAAAATAACTTAAAGTACCTCTACTTCCTGATACATTTTCTTCAATAGAGTCAGAATTTTTTATTATAAAACCATGATTAGGGATACCTGTGGGGTAATTTTGAGAAGCAAATAAACTAGAACTAAATTTTTTAACTATAGAAGTTACATCTAAATCTAAATCTAATATATTTGCATTAAAGAATGTTTGAGTACTTTTAAATTCACTACCTGTATACCATTCCCCTCCACCTAAAGTTAAATTAAGATTAGGATCTATAGATCCAGTAGACCCATCCCCAAAACTTGATGTTCTCCATTGATTTCCTCTAATAGAGTTGTCTTTATATACCCAAGAACATCCATTAGAAGAAGTAGGTAAATTAGAATATCTTCCCGTTCCTTCATCCCATGAACTAGATATAGCAAAAGTTTCTATAGAATGTTCTGCAGATAAGTTTTTATGGTCAGTAGAAAATAATTGTAAACTTGAAGTAAAATTATTAGAAGTTATTTTAATAGCTTCTTGTATATCATTGTTTGAAAATTGAATTAAAATTCTAGAAGGATAATATGATTGATTAGTAATACCTTTTTCTTTAACTAATTCAAGAATTTCATCAAGACCTGTATTCATAGTGCCTCTATCAGGATGACTATATATAGTTGCGTCTTTTTCGGGAAATATAAAATAATATGCCATATTAGTATGTAGTTACACGTCCATTAATATCACTATTAGGATATTTTAATTCAAAAATACTAGGATCCATTGAAGGATAAATTACTCCATTTTTAGTAGCTCCTGAAAAATCATATTTATATTTTGAATATCCTAAAGAGGTTCCATTTTTATTATAAAAACCTACACTTTCAACTGTCTGCACACCTATAACTCCTGCTATAAGATTAGTTACTTCAGATATAATAATAGGTTGATTTACTTGCCATTTATCTATATTAAAATAATTTTTTAATTCTGTTATGCAATTTAATAAAACTTCTTCATTATTATAAGTTTTAAATGTTGTAATTTGAAAATCTAAACCTAAATTAATTACAAATGCATCTTTAATATTAATTGCATCTGTAAGCATTCTAAATTGTTCTAAGTAAGTAGATAAGTTAGTTTTTGTAGCTGTGTTTAAATTAGCTAAATGTTTATTTTGATTATATCCTAAAGTATATAAATTTAACGCTGATGGGTTAGGTATTTTTCCAGGCTCAGTAATTAAAGTAGAGATTTGATCATCTTGAGTAATGTAAGCTTTAGCTATTCTACCAAATTTTGGTGGTAAAGATAAGGTTCTTATCAAATAATCTTCTTTAGTTACAGTTCTTTGTTGAGCTGAAAAATTAGCTATAGTATTTAATCTAATATCTTCTACACTATCACCATTACTACCACCTATTGCGGCTTCAGGGTTAGTTGATATTACTGATGATTCTACAAAAGTTAATAATGATCCATTTAAATTTGGTTTATTAGAAGTAATTAAAAATTCAGGTTTAGTTATTGTATTAGAATTAACATTAGAATTTAAACCACCACCTACTAAATAGGTTACTGTTAAAGTAGTATTAGAGGGTGCTTGCCCATATGCTCTGGTTAATAGAAAATTAGAGGGATCATAAGCTACATCTAATTTAGATCTTCCATCTTTAATCCCTAAACCTATATTATCAGGGTTAGGAATAATTTGTTCATCTGCTTTATCACTAATACCTGCGCCAAATTGAATTTCTAATTTATTATTAGTTTTAAATCTTGAAATAAATCTTCTTGAAGATTGTTTTAATTTTAAAAGGTAAGGAGTTTGATTATTATATTGTTGTAATTCTGGATCATTAGCAACTGTGTTTTCAATTTCTTCAAAAATTATATCTTGGGCTAAGTAAGGAACTTCACTCCATGTATTCCCATCACTATCTATTACTGATTCAATTGATATTATATTATTATCAAATAAAGTGAGCGTTTTAAATTTTTCAGCAGATCCTATAGTAAATGATTGGGTTTTTACTTCTCCTGATATAGCTTTAGTTGTTTTTTTTAATAAAAAATATTCTGGATTTTGATTTTTATCATATTGATAAACACTTGTTTCTAAAGGGTCAAATAAAGAAGAAAATCCAAAATCAACTTCATTATTAATATAAAAAATAGGACCTTCTGTTGATTTAAATGTTGAATTAGGTTTAATTTTTAAAGTATAATCTAAATCAGGTTCATATAACTGATTAATAGTAGTATCTCCAGTCTCATTTGTAACTGTTCTATTAGATATTTTAGAGGGTACTAATTGAAATACGTCTAAATTAGTACTTGCTGCTGTAGTTACTTTAGGTTTATAACCCATAGCATAAGCCATGTTGTATAAATTTTCTTTTTCTTGTGCTAATGTTAAAAAGGATTCTTTTAACTGAGTATCAGTATAAAAAGATAAAACATCTCCTACATAAGCTGCCATTTCAAGAAACATCATTCCTGGATTTCCTTCACTAAAATCATTAAAATTATTAGGAAAATATACTTCAGTAAATTCCATTAATTGTTGCTTAAAAGAGTTAAAATCCTTATTAAGATATTTTACATCTTTATCTTGTGTTTTATTTGATACTTTATTATAAGCCATTAGTTAAAATTAAGTTGTATAGCATCGTTAGATCCATCTAAATTAGATCTATATGATATTGTTATAAATAATTTATGTTCATCCTCAATAAAATTAACTTGTGTATTTATTAAAGATATTTCAGGTATATAAAAATTTATTTGTTGGTTTATTTTTGAATTTAAATTATCTTGATCTATATTTGGTTCAAATAATAAACCTTTTAACCCTATCCCATAATTATGAGTGTATAATCTTTCTCCAGGTTCAGTTAACAATAAATTAATTAAATTTGTTTTAATTTGTTCTTTAACTGTTTGTGTGCCTTTAAATAAATTAATTTCATTAAGAGGAAAAGCAACTCCTATAGTAACATTTTTATTAATGTCTAATGGGTTAATTTTTTTATTTTCTCTTAAATAAGCCATTATGGTCTACTGTTTTTCTTTTTATCTATAGCTCTCATTAATTCACGATAATCCCTATTTACAATATTTGCTACTTCAGTAGGCATTGGTGCTTCTGGTGTTAATGTTGATTCAAGGTTTGTGTTTCCTTGAGCTGTTTCATTTAATAAATCATTTAATGCTCCATTAGAAGTAAATTGTTGGGAAATAGGTTTACCCATAATTTTTTCTTTTAAAGATGATTTTACACTTGCAGGAATTGGATTACCCATTCCATTAGCTGTTATATTACGTTGTGTTGGTTGATCTGTGATTGTAGATTTAAACTCGTCACGTAAATCTTCTTTAAGTGTTTTAATTTCACGTCGAAGAGCATAGTCTATTTCTTCTCTTACAACTTTTCTAATTAATTTTTCGAAAACTGTTGCTTTCATATTAAATGTTATTTGTTAATAAATATAAATAAATTAAGTTTTTTATTGAGTATATCGTATATATCCTTTTTTAGTGCCATTTTCTGTTTCTAAAAAGTCTATATATTCAATTCCATTAGTATTTCCTACTTCCCCTACAACATCTGGATCTAATCCATTAAGTAATTCATCTACTTCACCATTATTATTTAAATTACATACATTTAGATATTGACTAAAATAAGTAGTAATAAGAGCTAATATACCATTAATAGCAGATATTAAAGGAGTTATAGCATTTATAGCTATATCTACTAATCTAGTAGGGCTAAGTATGTCTTGTAAAGTTTTATTGATTTTAAATTTAAAAGTCGCTATTGTTCCTTTAAATTCTTCTTGTTTTTGTTTAGCTCCATCTATTAAGTCTTTAAATTTTACAGTTTTAGCACCATCAGCAAATTGAGCTTTTAAAAATTTAAGTGCTATTTGTGCTACTCTTCTTACAATTGAAAGAGTAAGTATTAAACCTTCCATTATATCTAAATAACCTAACATTCTATCGACAAAATCTCTAATTTTTTGGATTTGTTCTTGGATACTTTGTAATTTTTCTTTAGCTTTTTTTAAAAAATCTTTAGCAACTTCTAACCCATCTTCAATTTTTTTCTTTAAATCTTCCATAAATTTTTGTCCTTCTGGACTACAAGCTAATTCTTTACCTTGTTTAATTATTTCATCTACTAATTGTTGTTTAATATTTTCTTTAGAAGGAATCATAGCTTTATATTTCATAAGTTGTTTTCCAGCTTCTTCTTTTATTTGCTTATTAACATTTTTAAGCATTTTTTCACTAGCACTATCTAATGTATTTAATATTTTTGTGGCCATTATACTAAATTAATTCGTTTACTTTTAATTTCTTTAATCCGTTCTTTTAAATTATTTATTCCATTTATACTTTCGGAACCATTTCTTAATTCTTGTATTCTAGATAATGATGAAGGACTAGGGGTAGTAGGGGCTCCTAAATTACCTAGTTGATTTATCTTTGCTGTTTGGAAATCAAGTAAAATTTGGTCTAATAAATCCATTAAATCCATTAACCATTGTTCCGTTAAATTTCCTAATAATGCGGGTTCATTGGCTAAGTTACCATCTGATTTTAAACCTAGATAAATTTTAGGTGCATTAACTACAAATTTACTATTTTCTTCTTCTCCAGTGTCAAAATGGAAACTTCCATTAGTACTAAAACCAATAGCTTTATTTGAAAATAATAATATAGAATCATCCTTAGCGTTAAATATTAAACGATCTGAGGTAATTAATATTTGCTTACCACTATATTTATCTGGTTGCGTTGGTGTATAACTCATTATGTTATTAAATCTTGATTAGCATCAGTCCAATCTCCTTGATCAGGAGACCAATCTGTGTATCTATTATCTTTTTTAGCTATTCCTCCTCTATCTCTATAATAACTAGATATGTCAGGATTATCTGTTTTTAATTTTAAACCTTTATAATTACCATTTGCTCCTTTAAAAGTTTCTTCATATGCTATATGAACCCAAGATGCTCGAGATTTAGGATTAGTTCCTCTTTCTGGGTGTTCCCAAATCATACATCTCCATGTTCCAAAGTTATTTTTTATATAATTAAATATTTCTGAAGTAGGTACATTTTTTACTTGTATATCTGCTGCTGCTCCTCTTGTATGTTCTCCTTTTCCACTTCCTCCTATTCCCGGATGTTTATCTAATTCATTACATCTATAACATGATGTTATTACCATATCATCTCCATATTTTTCGTGTAGAGGTGTTAGTATATTTATTGCTAAATTTTTTAAATTATTAGTTATATAATCATAACTTTTATCTAAATCTCTTCCTGGAAGATTATTTATATTATTTGCTTTAGCTGTGTTAGAATATATTAAATCATTTAAAGTATATACCCCATATGGTCCTAATTCTGTTAAAACATCTTCTGTAGTTGTTCCCTCATCTGATCCTGAGGGAATTATTATAGGAATTGGATTATCATCTGGGTCGGGGGG